CTGCGATCTTCGAGAAGTCGTTGGGCTCTTCGAGATACCGAATTCGGTAGAAAGGAGGCGCGTTGGGCCAGTCGGGAAGAGGATCACCGTCAGGACCATGGTAGTTCAATTTCAAACTGATGAGTGGTTTGAAGAATGATCCAAGATTCTGAGTTTGTATTTGCGAGAGGAATTCAATCCCGAGCTGAGTTGCCATCTCCGGAGGTATTCCGGATTCGAGCAATTTGGCTTGACACAGCTCGTAAGTACGGGGATCGATTGAAGAAGTCTTTGAACTACGTTTCTTTGTGACCATGTGATCCTCTGATATTTTTCTCAACTATCAGAGCCATTCACAGATCTGTTTGCCGTGAGGCTTCAGCGATGAAGGTGCCCACAGCGCCGCGCTTTGCTGAGGAGCGGACAGGTGTCCATGCGGTGAGGAGAGGTACCGCGAGGAGGGAGTCAGCGCTGAGGGCGAAGCCATAGTAACGACCAGACAGACCAAAGTAAATAGCTCAGGGGTTTACAGGAACATGCCAGGATTTAATTTCTGGCCAAAAACGCTTACAGGGCTACATTCTTTTGGCTTCGGTTTATCTGGGGACCTCTAGGATGGTCGATACTGTGATCAAGGTTTCTTCGCCTTTGACCATTCTGGTTGTGGTGAAAGAGCCATCTCCTCGGCTCAATCTGACGCGGATTGATGGCTCTGAGAATTTGATGTATTTGGAGAGTTCTGACATTGTCATCAGAACTGTTTCACCGCTGTGATGATGAACTTCGTACTTTTTCAGAGTTCGTGGTTTTCGGTGAAGTGATTGAGGTTCTAAGGACTTTGATATTGATTCAAGCAAGGCCAGATGGCTTTTTGATTCTTCACTCTCAGGGATAGTTTTGATGACGAACATCAGAGCATTGATGATGCCATGTTGCACGAATGATTTTTTGCCCATTTTGATGATCTGTGAACATTGTTTTTCTGAACCAAGAACCAAGTTCCTGGGGCCATAGCGAATCAATAGCATAACAGATTCGCCCTTATTCTAGATACCTCTCCGCTACTAATGGTTACTCAAAAGAGTTAACATTGTTAACTATTATATTACTTTTATCTCTTTTCTTTCCTCCTTAATTTAGTAAAGAATCTGTTAATCTGCTAAGTATATAAAAAGAAAGAAGAAAAGACCATTACAGAATTTTCTAAATCTGCTAATCTGTTATGGGCCAGATTTGAATCATTTTGGCACCCAGAGCATGACTTCAGTGTTCGTCAGATTGGCCTCCCATAGAGTTATGTCAGTCCAGAGATATTCAAAATCTAAGAGCCTGTTAATCAAGGTCTAAGTTTTTGAATTCAAAGGCACATTGTGGTTTACTTTCCTTTTCTACAAACTAGAATCCAATCCATAATTTGACACGACCGCTTTGGCGAGGATTCAGCATGCGTTGCAAGGCCGGAGAAGTCTTCTTCACGGATATTCCACCAGACCTTCAAGATACACACTACGCTCTAGAAATATGGGGCGCTTGGAATAGATCGAGCCAAAAACAGGTAGGAACCTGCGGCAGCTTAGAGAACAGATACCGGCCGGAAGACGAGGCGGGAAAGCCGAAAGTATTGCATCCAAGGCTGAATCAGGACACAGCAGAAAAAGTTCAGATGGCCATATTGAGACTAGCCAAGCAACACAGGTTTGTTCTTCAATACTGGTATGTTCACAAGTTGAATCCATACTTCATAAAGAGGAAACTTGGGATTCAAAATCTGAATTCTGTGTATAGCCAATTGAACGCGGCGCGTTACTCGATCAAATCATTCATGAGTGGAAACTAATATGGCCGGAGGAAGGAAATCCTCATACAAAGCTGAGTATGCTGATCAAGCGTATAAGCTTTGTCTGTTGTACAACGCGACAGTGGATAAGCTTGCTGATTACTTTGAGGTGACAACAAAGACAATCTGTGTGTGGCAGAAAGACCACCCAGCCTTTGGTGAAGCCATAAAGCGCGGGCGTGAACAAACTGATTTCGATGTAGCGAAGTCCTTGTATCATCGCGCAATCGGTTACAGCCACCCTGAAGAAGTTTTTCACATGAACTCACGTACAGGCCGTGTGGTTCGAACGAAAACCACTAAGCATTACCCGCCTGATGTGACCGCGTGTATCTTCTGGTTGAAAAATCGTCAGCAGAAATCTTGGCGTGATCGTCCTCTTGAGGAGAATCCAGGAGACGAAATCCCGATCCCGGTCAAGGTCGTGATTGATGTGCAAGACGGCCGAGTAACAAGCAAGGTAGAAAACGATGCCTAAGCTGAATGTGCCTCAGGCAAAGTTCTTGACCCTTCCGCATAAGTACAAGGCGTTTGTCGCAGGATTTGGAAGCGGAAAAACATGGGTTGGTTGTGCGAGCCAATGTTCTCACTTCTGGGAACATCCTCGAATCAACTCAGGATATTTCGCCCCTACTTACGGCCAGATTCGTGACATCTTCTACCCAACCATCGAAGAAGTAGCTTTCGATTGGGGTCTCAGAACGAAGATTCATGAATCAAACAAAGAGGTTCACATCTTCTCTGGCCCGATTTACCGGGGAACAATTCTCTGTAGATCGATGGACAAGCCGCAGGACATTGTTGGTTTCAAGATTGGTACTGCACTGATCGATGAAATGGATATCCTGCCAAAAAACAAGGCCGAAGTTGCTTGGCGAAAGATCATCGCTCGACTTCGCCAGAAGGCGGAAGGTTTGAATAACGGCGTCAGTGTGACCACAACGCCTGAAGGATTCAAATTCACTTACCAACAGTTTGTGAAAGAAGTCCAGGAGAAGAAAGAACTTCGAGGTATGTACGGATTAGTGCAAGCAAGCACTTACGAAAACGAGAGAAATCTCCCTGAAGATTACATCCCATCTCTCAGGGCCTCTTATCCGCCGCAACTGATCAGTGCATATCTTGACGGACGTTTTGTGAACTTGACTTCAGGGTCTGTGTATCCAGAATTCAGCCGAACTCTGAATCACACGTCTGAAAGAATCAAGAAAGGCGAGGTGCTCCATATCGGGATGGACTTCAACGTGAATAATATGACGGCCATTATCTCGGTGATCAGAGGGGATGATGAACCTTTTACCTTGGCTGAGAAAACCAAAATCAGGGACACACCTGAAATGTGTGCCGTACTGAAAAGGTCGTTTGAAGGTCACGAAGTCATCGTCTACCCAGATGCGTCAGGAGCAAACACGAGCAGCAAGAACGCCTCTGAATCTGACCTGACGATTCTGAGGGACAACGGGTTTACCGTCCGTGTGAACGACTCGAACCCTGCAGTCAAGGATCGTGTGTTGAGTGTGAATTCCATGATCCTGAATGATTACGGAGTGCGTAGATGGAAAGTGAACACGGATACTTGTCCCAAGCTGGTAGAGGCACTTGAAAGTCAGTGCTACAACGATTCTGGTGAACCTGACAAGACCGCAGGATTTGACCATCCACCTGACGCGCTTGGATACTTCATCAATAAGAGATACCCGATCGTGAAACGAATCACGCGTGTCACAGGACTCAGGGCTTGAAAACTTAAACACTAAGCGGGAACACAGATGAGCATATCAATCGGAATGATTAGCGATGAAGTAAAGATCATGGCTGAAAGTTGGCCTCTTTACGATTCGCTTCTTGGTGGCACATCGGCCATGCGCGAGTCCGGTGAGACGTATCTCCCAAAATGGCCCAATGAAGAGGATGCGGCATACAAGTTCAGGCTTCGTGTTTCCACCTTGTATCCCGCATTTGAACGGACCGTTGAAACGCTTTCTGCAAAGCCGTTCAGCAAACCACTCACTTACAAGGACGATGTTCCTGAGGAAATAAAGCAGTGGTGCGAGAACATCGATTTTGAAGGTAATAACCTTCATGTGTTCTCCGCAAATCTGATGCACGAGGCCATGTCGTATGGTTTCGGAGGTGTGCTTGTTGACTACCCGCCTTCTGATGGCGTGAGAACAAAAGCACAGGAGAAAGCATTAGGTCTTCGTCCTTTCGTGAAGTACTACCCAGCAAAAACCATCCTGGGTTGGAAAACGAAAATGGTGAATGGCGTTCGAGAACTTTCACAAATCAGACTTCTCGAAAGCATTTCACAAGACAAGGATGAATTCTCTACGGAAAAGGTTGAGCAAGTTCGAGTCATCGAATCCGGACTTCAACGCGTGTTTCGAAAATCAAAATCAACAGACGCGTCGAAGGAAGAAAAATGGGTTGAGGTGGTTGAAGAACGACGCACGACTACGATGCTGAAAATTCCGTTTGTCTTCATCTATGGGAAGAAGATCGATTTTGGCGTTGGAAAATCTCCGTTGTCAGAACTCGCTCATCAGAACGTGGAGCATTGGCAATCGAAAAGCGATCAACAGAATATTCTGCACATCGCGCGGGTTCCTGTGCTTGTTTGTCTCGGCGGCGATGATAAAACCACGATCACGGTAGGTGCGTCGCAAGCAATTCAATTACCGAAGGACGGTGATCTGAAGTGGGTGGAGCACGGTGGCAAAGCAATCGAGGCTGGACGCAATGATCTGAAGGACATCGAGCAACGGATGCTCCACTCTGGCGCAGAACTGCTTGTGCAAAGAGAGGTAGAGGCCACTGCCACTGAGATTTCGTCTGAGGGTTCTGCTCTCAAGTGTGAGCTGCAAAGCATCGCAGAACGTCTGGAAGATTCTGTAAACCAAATCCTTCAATTCATCGCAGAGTGGGTTGGCCTCAGCGAAGGTGGACATGTCCAAGTATTCAAGGAATTCGGTGTTGCGTCTTTCGACGAGGCCATTTGCAAACTCCTGGTGGAAATGAATATGGCAGGGCTGATCACCAAGAAGACTCTTCTTGAGGAGTTCCAAAAGCGAGGCATTATCAGTGATGACGTGAATATCGCTGATGAACTTGCCGCCATCGAAGACGAGGGCCCGGAACCTGGAAATACGCCTCCGGATCCTAGAAATCAACCTGATCCCAATGACAAGGTTGTTGAGTAATGGCTACGAACGAAGCTTTGGATGAGACAATCCGCCACCAAATCGAGATGATCAAGTTCTCGAATAACGTGGTATTCAGGATTCTCTCTACCTTAGCCAAGGCTGAGGTTGATATCTCTGAAAGACTTGCACAGGTTTTGACGAGACTGGACCCTGAGAGATTTACACCAAAGCAGTTGGACAGTATTCTGAAAAGCATCAACGCGATAAATGAAGCTGCCTACAAGAACCTCAAACTTCAGTTAGAGGGAGATCTGAAGGATTTCGCAGAAATCGAAGCTGCATGGAACAAAGCAGTTTACGCAGAAGCCGCGACGGCAATGGGAGTTCAGGCAAGTTTCAAGACCGTAGCCGTTGAATCAGTGTACGCGGCAGCATTAGCTCGGCCATTCCAAGGTCAATTGCTGAGAGAATGGATCGAAGGTTTACGGGACCAAACAGCATCGAGAATCAGAACTCAAATCAGATTGGGGTTTTCAGAAGGATTAACCATCCAGCAACTGATTCAGAAAATCAGGGGCACAAGAAAACTCAAATACAAGGATGGAATTCTCAATATCAGTAGACGTCATGCAGAATCGATTGCAAGAACGGCAATTGGTCATATGGCAGCCACAGTGAGAGAACGATTCCAAGAAGACAATTCCGATCTTTTGGGAGATGTGGTATGGTTATCGACCTTGGATTCAAGGACTAGTCAGGAATGCAGAATACGGGATGGAAAAAGATACACATCCCCAGATCCGCATAAACCTAAAGGTCATTCATTGCCATGGCTCTCAGGTCCTGGAAGATTGCATTGGCAATGTAGATCAACATCAGTTTTGCTGCTGGCTGGACAAACTTCTTTGTTTGGTACAAGGGCATCTGCTGACGGTCAAGTAAAAGCAACAATGAATTACGGTCAGTGGTTAAAGACGCAATCTACGCAGGTTCAAGATGACGTGCTCGGAAAGACCAGGGCAATTCTCTTCCGCAAGGGTTCTCTTGAAATCACAGACTTCAGTAATAATCGCGGACAGATGTTCACTATTGAGCAACTTCGCGAAAGGCATGAGACCAGCTTCAAAAAAGCTGGACTCTGAAATCTACGGCGGAAACGTCGTTCATACCGGGCGGATGCCCATAATCACTTAGGATGGAAATCCAATGAAACTCAAACTCGACGCAAACGGTAACGTGGTTCTGCAAGATGGAAAGCCTGTCTACGTTTACGAGGATGGCAAGGAAATCGCTTTCGATGCTCCTCAAGCAATGGCCAAGATCGGTCAGCTGAACGGTGAATCGAAGACGAATCGTGAGCGTGCAGAAGATGCAGAAAAACGCCTGAAAGCGTACGAAGGCATCGAAGACCCGGTCGCGGCTTTGAAAGCTTTGAACACGATCAAAAACTTGGACGACAAAAAGCTGGTGGATGCTGGCGAAGTCGAAAAGGTGAAGACGGAAGCGATCAAGGCTGTGGAAGAAAAGTACGCGCCGGTCGTGAAGCAAAACGAGCAACTCGTGTCTCAACTCCGTGCCGAGAAAATTGGCGGGAGTTTCGCACGGTCTAAGTTCATCGCTGACAAGCTGAATATTCCTTCGGACGTCACTGAAGCTTTTTTCGGAAAGCATTTCAGTGTCGAGGAGGATGGCAGCGTGATCGCGGTTGACAGCAAGGGCAACAAGATTTTCAGTCGTGTTCGCCCTGGTGAAATCGCTGATTTCGATGAAGCGCTGGAAAGCCTCGTCGAGTCGTACCCGAATCGAGATCACATTATGAAGTCTTCCGGCGCTTCTGGCGCAGGGGCTCATGGCGGCGAGAAAAACGGCAAGGGCGTAACTACCAAGGGCGACCTTGGCGGTTCGCAAGAAGAGCGTATGAGCGCGATCACTGATCGCTTCAAGACGTTTCAACAAACTCACACTTCATGAGAGGTAAAAAATGGCTCTGAGCAATATGAAGGTTTTCAACGATTTCGTCCGTGAAATCGCGATCGAAACTCTGGCACAAATGGTGGACAAGTTCAACGCTGCTTCGCGTGGCTCGATCCGCCTCAGTACCGAAGGTTTTGGTGGTGATTACATGATGAAGTCCTCGTTCGCATCGCTCCACTCGGCTCGCCGCCGCGTCGATCGTTACGCCACCAATGCTGCGGCATCGGCCACTCCGCTGGCTCAGCTGCAGCACAACACCGTCAAGGTCGCAGGCGGTTTCGGTCCGGTGCTGTGGGAACCGGGTCAACTGACCTGGGTCCAGAACAACCCGGAAGCTGCGGCCGAAGTGATCAGCCGTAACATGGCAGAAGCCATCATGCAAGATATGCTGAACACCGCGATCGCCGCGGCTGTCGCAGCAATCGAGGCACAAGGCACTGCCACCACCTACGACGGTGCCACCGGCCCGATCACGTACCGCGACATCAACAACGCCCACGCGAAGTTCGGTGACCACTCGAGCAACATCGTGGCAAACGTGATGGACGGTGCTACCTACCACGGCCTGATCGATGTCAACCTCGCAAACGCTGAACAGCTCTTCTCGGCTCAAGGCGTGACCGTGGTGGACATCCTGGGTCGCGTGGTGGTCGTGACCGATGCCCCGGCTCTGCGTGAAACTGGCACCGGCGCAGACTGCAAGGTTCTGGGTCTGGTGACCGATGCCGTCATCGTGCATGACGCGGGTGATCTGATCAGCAACATCGAAACCTCCAATGGCAAGGAGCGGATCGAAACCACGATGCAGGCGGATTACACCTTCGGTCTCGGCCTGAAGGGTTACACCTGGGATATCACCTCTGGTGGAAAGTCCCCGACCGATGCCGAGTTGGCAACCGGCAGCAACTGGGACAAGATCGCAACCAGCATCAAGCATACCGCAGGCGTTCTGGCAATCGCCAACGCCTAAACGTGATCAAGGAGGACTTCGGTCCTCCTTTTTTCGCACATGAGAAAACTCACGTTGTTAACACCAACAGGAGCCAGACCTAAAGTCTGGTCTCTCTGTGAATACTTCATGTCACGACAAACCTTCAAAGGTCCAGTAAGGTGGGTCGTGGTTGATGACGGAACAGTACCTCAAAAAATCACGTTCAGCAAACCCAATTGGGAACTTGAGGTAATTCGACCAATGCCGTATTGGATAAACGGTCAGAATACGCAAGCGCGGAATTTGTCAGAAGGTTTGAAGCGAATATCTGAAGATGAGTGGGTGGCGGTGATCGAGGACGATGACTATTACTCTCCAGGATATTTAGAACATGTTCACATCTGGCTTCATCTAAGAGATCTTGTAGGTGAAGGATTTTCCAGGTATTTCAATGCTTCAACAAAACGTGGACAGTTCATGTTGAACTCGTCTCATGCAAGTCTTTGTAGCACAGCAGTAAAAGGTCGTGCATTGGCCGATCTAAAACGAATAGTGAATTCATCGCCAAAGTGCATCGATCTACAACTTTGGCGGAGTCAAGCAGGCCAAATATTCACAACTAAGCATGTGGTCGGAATAAAAGGTCTGCCGGGTAGATCTGGAATAGGAGTTGGGCATCGAGATAACTTTGGTGTTCCAATGAAACTTTCGACGCTGATAGGAGAGGACGCAAAAATCTATGAAGCAAGATTTCCGGAAATATTCTGCTCTGGCACACAAAAATAAAACCATTTGTGTCATGGGCGGTGCAGATACACTCAAAGATGACATGGGGAAAGTTTCCCAGGCTGACATTGTCATCAGTGTCAATGGTCACGGCTATGATCTTCGGAAACCTGACTACTTTCTTGCAATGGACGAAATCAATTCGCGAGAAAAGGTGAACATGGGTGATTACCTCAGGGGACTGGATCCTGAAATCCCCATCATTTCTCCGCATGGATACGCTGACATCGTCCTTGGAGACTGGCCTCAAGCACCGCGCTTCGTTCTCTCTGGCATGATCGGAATCTGGGTTGCTTACGTCATGGGCGCAAAGTGCGTGATCGTCTGCGGCATGGACGCAAATAATGGCGATCCGGGCATGGTCGATGAAGCTCGCAAAATCTCCAGGGACGTGGAAACCTCGGTTCGTGTCGTGAGCGGTCCGCTTACCAAGATCTGGTCTCCCTATGAGCCCAAAGAGAAATTCGGGAAGTATACGGTGCCCAATGCGCTGGCTTCTTGGATCGAAAGTCGAGATACCGATGAAATCATGGTCGAAGTTCTGAAGGACACCGAGATCGGACAGATTTCACGCAAACGCGGCGATCAGTTCACCATCTCCAGGGCAATGGCAGCAAGATTCCTTCGCCACAGGATGATCAAGGAGGTCTAACATGGCTCTGACAGTCGAGGACGGAACAGGAGTAGCTGACGCTGACAGCTATGTTTCTCTTGATGAGGCTGATCAGTATCTAGAGGATAAGTGTGAAGCTCAAGAATGGGCAAACACCGAAGTCGAAGAGAAAGAGGAAATTCTGAGATTTGCCTCGATGTTCCTCGACGGTTCATACTCATGGAAAGGTTCACGGTCCGTTGAGCAACAAGGACTAAGTTGGCCGCGGAAAGAAGTGCGTGTTGATGGGATCACGTTGAGCTCAAACAAGGTTCCTGACCGAATCAAGAAATCTGTGTTTGAACTGGCATTGAAAACCGCAAAGGCGCCTATTCTTGAAGACGTTGATTCTGCACCGATCAAGAAAGAAAGTTTTGGACCTTTTTCAATTGAATACGGCTCGACGGAAAATGGTGGTCAGAAGAAATTTGCCATGGTCGATTTTCTTGTATCACCCTATGTTCAAGGCGGTGGTGGAACTATCTCAATCGTGAGAGCTTGATTATGGTTCAGATAGACTACGAAAAAGCTGGCAAGACAGCTGCTAGAATCATCGAGAGATTTGGATCCACGGGTCAAGTGATCCGTAAGACTCAAGATGACTACGACCCGGCAAACTCGTCCACTGAGGAGAAATCTGACAAAATTCAATCGGTCAAAATGGCTAGATTGGATTACAAGATTTACGAGGTCGATGGCAGTCGAATAAAGTCAGGTGATTGGAAAATGATGATCGCCAATAAAATTTCACCGCCTGAAGTAGGTGACAGGATCGAATTTTGCGGGGAATCAGGCACAGTGATCGATTGCATTCCATTCTCACCAGCTGGCAAGGTTGTGTACTACCAAGTACAGGTGCGGAGATGAGCCAATTCTCTGTAGACATCAGAAAATTCATCCAGAAAGCCAACGGCAATGTAGACCGAGCAATCAGGCAGACAATAATTCTGGTGTCTCAGGGTGTCATCCAGAATACTCCTGTTGACACTGGAAGAGCAAGGGCTAATTGGGTCTTTGGATCTGGTTCCCCTAATCTAAGCGTAGAGTTCAGTAGATTCGACCCAGGCGGTTCATCAACCTTGGCGAAGATAGCTTCTGACATTGGCACAAAACCACCAAGACTGAGCTATGTGACGAACTCGTTGCC